TTACAAGCACAAACCAGTTATTGCCAAGAGTTATGGCTGAATCCAGTGTAAGAGTTCCTGCTCCACCAGTCCAAACGTAGGTTTTAGCCCTAAAAGTTGTGTCAGCGGTTGTGTTCGCAAAGAAGGTAGTAACAGGGTGGCTTTGGTTTAGCGTGGTAGTAATAGCCAATAAACCGTATCCAGCAAGCGCCGCGGCGTCTGCACCAGATGATCCAATGCCAAAAGCAATAACCCCCCAAGTTCCTTGTTCGTCAGGGTTATCAGTGATGTAGATGTACTGCGCCTCGCCAACAGCGATTGTGGCAATTGTATTCAAACCATCAAAGTCATACACCGTGAAAGCGTTAACTCCGACGTTGCGGATAAGCGCGTCTTGACCAACCGAAGCTTGATTGGCAGGAGGCATTTGCAACTTATACGCTGACGAGTTGGAGGTAACCTCCATGATACGAGCGGTGTAGTCTTCAGTGGCGTTACCGTTGATAGGCCACGCCAACTGGACGTTCGCCGTCATGGTGAACGCTCTATACGAGACATCCGTTGGTTGGATGACGTTTCCTGTAAATGGTGAGTTGTAGCTCATGGTATTTCCTTAACTGTCTACTGCTATCGCTTGGCGATCACCAACACGAGCCATGTCTTCTGCTTTGAGAGTCTGGATGATTTGATCGTATTGCTGTTGCCACATTTGCGTGCGGGAGTCGTTTTTCAAGAATGGCATTGCTTGGAGCAATGAGCCATACAAAAGCGCTTGTGGGGCGTAAGTCGTGAACCAATTAGTCTGGTTGCTACTGTCCAGAGGTTGTGGGCGCTCGTAGTACAGCACCTCAAAGTCATAGTCTGACGCAGGCGTAGGGGCTACCAACCAGTGGGTGTAGTCGTAGTCTGCGTAGAACTTGGGCACATCAGTCATGGAGGCGTTGGGCCAATACTCGCGCAGGTACTCATACTTGCGAAGCAACACTGGAGTTCTTATCCCAGCTACAGTGACATTCATAGAGACTGTTTTGTGCCAACGAGCAGGCTTGTCAATGATGGCTTCAGTAGACACCATGTTGCTTTCGTTAACTGTCAGGTTTCCTAAGAATTTAATTTGACTGGCAATAATTTGCTCTGCCAGCATAATAAAAGTTGGAATTTTTTCGAGAGTAGCTGTGTCGTTACGTTCCAGATAAGACTGGATGTTTTCAACCAAGCTGTCATAAGTCATTACCGCCGCCGTCGTCATAGAACCGCCTTTGTTGTTTCAAGAGTGTTTTGACGCCGCTTTTTCCAAACAGCCATTGCCTGCATTTTAGCCTCCTGTCAAGATAAAAACAACGCTCTTTCGTCTTTGCGACGGTTTTCTAGTCCTTTAAGGATCTTTCCACCCGCTTTGCAATACTTCAAGAGTTCTTCCGAAGCGCCCTCCATATCCCCGCGAAGAACCTTCTGACGGAGGGTTGAGCGCTGTAATGTTCCCAAACCAACATTGAAACTAAAAGATATGAGAGCATCGTACTGACCCTGAGTGAGAGGAACGGGACAGAACTGAACCACACCTCGCTCAAACCGAGCCAAATCTGCTTTAAGAATTCCATCGACTTCTTCCATGCTAAACGTGCGGTTGTCTGCGTCTTTGAGGGCAAACCCGTCCCGCTCTTCTATCTTCATCTTGCCCTGCTCTGGGTACAAGACATGCCCCACCCCCACCGTCCACAGCTTGGCTGGGCAACGGTAAGGCTTCTGTCTTATGCCCTCGTGATGCTGGATCATCTTTAGGGCTTTGTCAGAAATGTTCATTTCTTGCCAAATGCTTGCGTACCAAACCAAAATGAAACTACGGATGCCCAGATAATTTGAGTCTCGTTGTCCCACAGCAGGTCTAGAGCAACTTCAAATGGCACTTCCTTGTAGAACGCAAACCAGAAGCCAAAGATCTCTACAAAAGCAAACAAAACAAACAAACCATAAGTTATGGCAGGACGCACCATAGCGCGAGCGTTGGTTACCCACTGGCTAGCCCCTTGACCAATGGCTATATCGTGCGCATACAGGGCTTGACGCTCTTGCATGGCAGTCTGTGCGTTGGTCACCTCAGCGTTGATCTGAATCTGTTCGGTCTGGATATGCTCAATACGCTCTTGGGCTTCTAGCCCCGCCTTACGCAAGGCAAGCTCACGCTCAGTCTGCATCTGCGCCAAGGCTAGTTCATGCGACTTGTCAGCGCGGTCTTGGAAGAAGTCCATCAGTTTAGGTAGCCCGCCCATCAGGAAAGACAGTAAGGTTGAGAATAGTGTCATCATTTTTTAAGTTCCTTTAGTTCCTGTTTAAGTTTTTCCAACTCAGCAAGTTTTTTTTCAATACGTGCTTCGGCTCTTTTGACGTGCGCTCGCATGTATAGGGTTTCCACATACGCCATTGAAGTTACACCAACAATTACGCATATGGCGACCCCTATCAATATCCAGTAGACCAGCTTCGTAGTTGCCACATTAGCCACCCAAAAAACATAGATATGAACATCACGGCAATCACCCCACTTGTTATTTCAATGAACTTGATCTCTTCCTGTTCTTTCTTCCACCTAGCCAACCTAGACCTGCGAATTGTTTCAGCCCTAGCCCACTCCTGTTCACGCTCAATCTTCTTGTGCATCACCAAAAACCTGCTGTACAGGTCTTTAAGCTGAGGAGGTGCGTACACCATTGCCTCTCTGACGTCTAGCATCAACTGCTCAAGCTGAAGCTCAATTAAGACCCGCTCTATTGCTTTTTTGCTGGTGTTTTGCTCAGGATTGAACTTGTTCTTTGATTCCTCTTCTAGTGCATGGTAGTGGTCATTGATCTGTTGCTGTACGTCAAAGAGCGTTCCAAGCTGGAGTCCAATGTCGTTGAGGAGCTTAGACTCCAACTCGTCGTAGGACTGTTGCTGGGCTTTGGCTTTCTTTTGCGCCACAGGCTTGGGGACATCGGCGGTGGGCTTGGTTGTGAAAAGCCCGATGAACCAGTCCCAAACCCCCTTGATAGCTTTCGCGTCGCCAATAACTTGCTCAGCAGTGCGTTTAGCGCCCTCGATTTCCAAGCGCCCAGCGTGCAACATGTCGCACCCTGATTTGATTGCAGAGACTGCGGATTGAGCGAGGAGGAGGAGGCTAAAAATGGATCCATATCTAGATGCCTAAAAGCTTCTTGACGAACTCGCCCGCGACACCGGGGCCGAACAACACAGCCAACACCACCGCGTACAAAATGTACTCAATGCGCGCCATGCGATCCTTTCCACTCTCCAAGCGATCAGAGATGACCCGATACCGTTCTGCACACACGGCTTCGTGAACGGCGAAGTCCTTCTCTATGTCACTCATCTTTAACCTCAGCTTGTTTCGGGGTAATTTGTGCAATTCCCTGAACCCTGATCTTGTTAAACAGGTCAATGACTTCGGATAAGGGTTGCTTAGAAATAGCCCCCAAGATTGCGTCAACCTCTTTAACGGTAAGCGTCAATGTAATTTCTTTGTCTTCCATTTTTAATCCTAAAACAATTGAAAGAATTTGCCAGCACCAACGGTAAACATCCAACCAGAGTTATTTCCGCCGTTTACATTTCCGTTTGCCAATAACGACTTCCATGAAGCGCCACCAGTTGCTGTGGAATAACTAATCGAGCAATGGCTGACGCTTATTGTTCCGCTTGATTTAGAAAGCGTCGCCGCGGAGGTCGTCGTTGCCCCAATAGTCACCAAGTTTCCTGCGGTTCCTGACAACGCGAAATTAGATGTGAACGTCTGAGTTGTGCCACTGGTAAACGTAATGGTTGTTGGCTGGACTGTGTTTGAAATAGAGACAAACGTATTTGATCCAGAGATGGTCAGCGCTCCTGTACCAGTCTGAGACAACGTAGGATAGCTTGCGCCACCACCAGCAAATGTTTTCGTGCTTGACGAAGACATTTTTATGATTCCAGTTGAGTCAGTAGTAAAGTTAGTAGACGTACTAACATCAAAAGATGTTCCAGAACCAGTAACAACAAAGTTACCAGTGCCTAGTGTGAGGTTTCTTGTATTGGAATTGCTAGATAAAAATTGAGCAACAGTCATTGTAAAACCAGATAAATCTATGGTTCCAGAAGTTAAAGTGACTGTGCCAGAAAAAACTGGATCATAAAAAGAAGGCGACCAATTACCAGAACCCGTATTGACAAAGGTGACGTTAAATGGGATTGTTACGCCAGCAATAAATGAAGTTCCAAATCCATAAGAAACAGTCATTGTTCCTGAGTATGTGATTATTGAACCTGTTTCAATATCAAATGTTCTGTAGATAGTGATGTTTGCACTTCCACCCATAGTGAGGGTTGTGGAGTGCCAAGTAAGAATTCTGCAAACAGCGCCTGAAGCAATTGTTACCGTACCAGAAGCGCCACTATTAGTGTCAAATCTTGCATCATCAGCAGATGTTGGAGCAGACGCGCCACTTGCTCCGCCAGACGTAGCAGACCAATGGGTCGTAGAGGACGAATCCCATGTTCCAGCACCACCTACCCAATATCTTGTTGCCATGTCAGGCTCCTATCAGAAACCGAAGTTGCTGGCGACCATTTGCCACTTTGAATTGATGGAGTTGTAAATAAAACC